CAACGGATCAGGGTCAGCAACAGTTACTCCATATGTAAAGCCAGGAGCTTTAGGTTCAACATTTGGATTTGGTTGGGGCACAGGACTTTGGGGTGGTGGTCAACAAGTATTTAGCACATTAAATGGAGCACTATTAGATGATACTGCTGGGACAGGAGGAGTAGGGACTTCCATCACACTCGCATCTACTTCAGGATTTCCAAGCACAGGAACAATTAAAGTTGGAGCAGAATTTATTTCTTATACAGGAATTTCATCAAACGACCTAACAGGCATAACAAGAGCAGCAGCAGGAACAAGATCCGCACATTCAAGTGGTGCAGGTGTTGAAGTATTTACAGGATGGGGTATAGAATCGTTATCTCAAACATTAACAGTTGATCCTGCATCTTGGTCTTTAGATAATTTTGGACAACAGCTTATTGCTACAATTAAAAATGGTCAATCTTTTTCTTGGAATCCTATCAACTCTAATTCGAATGCTTTGAACACAAGAGCTACAATAATATCAAACGCACCAACTGCATCAGTTATGTCTTTAGTTTCTGATAGAGACAGGCATTTGATAATGTTGGGAACTGAGACAACGATAGGATCTCCTGGAACACAAGATAAATTATTTATAAGATTTTCAAATCAAGAAGATATAACTGATTACACACCTACCTCAGTTAATACTGCTGGAACATTTAGAGTAGATCAAGGTACAAAAATTGTAGGTGCTGTTCAAGGTAAAGACTATACCTTAATTTTAACAGATAACGCTGCGTATGTAATGCAATTTGTAGGGCCTCCTTTTACTTTTTCTATAAGGCAAGTAGGTTCTAATTGTGGATGTATTGGTCAACACGCCATGAAATATGTAAATGGTGCAGTTTATTGGATGGGTGAGTCTGGAGGATTTTTTGTGTTTGACGGTACAGTAAAATCATTACCATGTGCTGTGGAAGATTTTGTATTTACAACTAAAAATGGTAATAACCTTGGTGTAAATTTTTCTGCTGGGGAATCAGTGTATGCAGGTCTAAATCATTTATATGAAGAAATTTGTTGGTATTATCCACAAGCAACATCTGATTTTAACGATAGATATGTATGCTATAATTATCAAGATAGAACTTGGGTGACTGGTTCTCTATCAAGAACTACTTGGGTTGATGCAAATCTTTTTTCAAATCCATATGCTACAGAATTTACCTCAACAGGTGTTGGTAGTTTTCCTACTGTTCAAGGTGTTACAAATATAAATGGATCAACAAAATATTATGAACATGAAAAAGGAGTTGATCAAGTAGATACTGCAGGTAATAAAACTGCGATACCTGCATTTATTGAATCAGGAGATTTTAGTTTAAATCCTGATGGCACTAATGCTGAATTTTTTATGAGTATGAGAAGATTTGTTCCTGATTTTAAAACCATACAAGGTAATGCTCAAGTTACAATTTTACTTAGAGATTTTCCAAGTGATACAGAAGCATCGTCTCCTTTAGGACCATTCACGGTCACCGGATCAACTAAAAAAGTAGACACAAGAGCTAGGGCTAGATTTGCTAGTTTAAAAATAGCTAATACATCTACTGATGAAAATTGGCGTTTCGGAACTTTTAGAGCTGATGTACAATTAGATGGAATGAGGGGATAATGTTAACTGTAAATGATTTAATAGGTCTTAATTATTCTAATTTAAGAAATCCGATTATACCACGACAAGATATGAATCTTAATCAACCTTTTTTAAATAGTAATTATCCTCAACCAGAATTTTTTCCAAATGATCAACAGGGTTCCTTAAATGTCAATATGGGTGCTACAGGAACTATTCCAACAGCAGCAAATATTAATGCACAGCCTTTGATAGGTGAAACATCTGGAATTGCTCCATTACTTACTTCTAATACTACTATGCCCTTAGATTATGAAGAGATGATTAAGAAAGATAGTTCTATTGTTACACCACCTAAGAAAAAAATTGGATTAGAAAATATTTTGCAATTAGCTCTTTCTGCAGCAATACCAGGAGTAGGTTTTTTAATGAGAGCTCCAAAAGGCTTAGCAGGTTTAAATAGAAGATTTAGAAAAAATCTTGATGATTTTTTTGACAGAAGAAAATATGATGGTAGAACAAGAGATCAAGCTTACGCAAATATGATTACACAGACAAGAGGTATTCAAAAGAAAATAGATGCAGGTAAAAGAGGTATAAGCGACATCTCTATAGATAGAGGAAGAGGATCTATACCTTCTAGATCAACAACAACCTCATCAAAAAGAGATACATCACCATCATCAAGTTATTCACAGGCATCTTACGATAGGAGAAATTAATGGCTAGAGTTGATATAGTTATTCCAGAACCAACACCCGTTTATACTGAAGAAAATCAAAGACAAGTAACTCAGTCTTTACGAACAATGCAAGATAAGTTAAACACTTCTTATCAACAAGAATTAAAAAATGAACAGGATGCTTTTAATTATTTTTTATCATGACAATAAGATACAAAAACCAAGGTTTTAAACAAGCTAGCACGGGAAAGACTACAGTGTTTACATGCCCAAGTGATGCAACAGTAATTGTTAAAAGTGTTTATTGTGCTAACAACGATACATCTTCTTCTGTTTTAGTACACATGAATTTCGTAGACTCGTCTGACTCAAGCACAGAGTACGAATTTTTTAGAGGTGACGTAGGTGCAAAAACACAAATAAATGCTACACCCGAAGGTTTAAATTTAGAAGCAGGTGATGCAATTACAGTCCAAGCGGCCACAGGGAGCAATACAATTCAAGGTGCAATAAGTTACGCACAGATAGATAGATCACAGGAGAATGGCTAAAATACCAATATTCCAAGATTCGATTATATTAGATTCTTTAATAGATACTCAATTAGATGAAACTATTTATAAAGTTTTAAAAAATGAAATGGAAAAAAAAGAGGGTAGTTTTTTTTCAAATAAAGGAGGCTATCAAACAGTTTCAATAAATAATGAAAAAATTTGTAACACAATTTTAAATAAATCTGTTAAGATGATTACAGAAAATTACAGAATATTTAATTCAAATTTTACAATGAATGCTTTATGGATAAATCAAAATAAAAAAGGTAATTATAATTCACCTCACATTCATCCCTTGTCAGTTTTTGCAGGAGTTTATTATCTTAATGTTGCGGAGACAGGGGGAGATTTAATTTTTTTTAGAAGTGATAGATCAAATCAAATGTTGGATATAAACAAAGATTTTATTGATGAAGATTTTAATGCAGAGTATCATTTAAGACCTTTAAAAAATCAAATAATACTTTTTCCATCTAATTTAATTCATATGGTTTCAGCTCACTTCGATGATAAACCTAGAATATCTGTTTCATTTAATATATCAATAACAAAAAATGGCTAAACAAAAATTTACACATTTCGTACCAAGACCGAAACCTCGTAAAAGACCTAGAAGACATACAAAAAATGTTAACAAAAAAAAGAAGTTGCAACATAATAAAAAATATAATAGACAAGGACGTAAACAATGATGTTGCTGATCCCAACACTGATACTACTGCTGATGATTTTAGACAAGATTTACAAATTAAAGTAACAAGAGCAGGAAACATTGGTGCTAAAACCAAAAAATGATTTTAAGACAAAAGGAAAATTTTTTTCCAAGACTTGACCTTATTCTCCCAGAATTAAAAAAAATAAAACTATATACACAAGACGAATTTAACGAAAAACATAATGAAAAACAAACTTGGCCAGGACATAGAAGTACATATCTTGAAAATGAAAATATATTTTTATCTGAGTATATAAAATATCTTTTAATATCTTATAAATTAATTGATGCTGGACATTATAATATGCAACTCTATTTACATCTTCGTCTTAACGATGATGCAGATAAAGATTGGGTTCATAAAGATACAGAACAATTTGCCGCTTTAGTATACCTTTCTGAAACAAATTTAAATTCTGGTACTGTTTTATTAGACGATAACAGAAATGTAATAAATGATATAAAATTTATTCAAAATAGATGTATATTTTATTCAGGAAAGTATAATCATGTTGGGTACGGTCATAATGGTAAAGATATAAATGATGGCAGATTAACTTTGAATATTTTTGCTGACCGTAGATAAATGAAACAAATATTATTTGAAGTTCCAATTTGGAAACAAAACATTGATGTTACAAAAATTAAATTAATAAGTTCTAATTTTAAAAAATCTTTTTATTCAGAAATTCTCACCAGTCATCGAGGTAATAATATTTTACCTGAAGAAGGTGTTAAATATATTACAGAAATTTTTACTAAACTTTTGTCAAAAGAATTTAATATAAAAAAAATAATACTTACACATATTTGGAGAAACATTTATAGGGGTAATTTCCAAGATAGACACAACCATGCAGGTTCTCATTTAAGTTTTGTTATTTACGAAAAAATTTCTAAACCTCAAACTGTTTTTTTTCATCCTGCTCATGACTTAATAGGATCAGTAAACAAAAATAGTATTTTCAACACCGGACATAAATTAGATGTTGTGCAAAATGATTTAGTGATATTCCCAGGGTATTTAGATCACATGGTATGTTATACCAAAGATGGTTTGACTATATCAGGAAATTTTGATATTGAATTATACGATGAAACCTAGAGGCGCAACTGAACTTCAACATGAGTTGCTTGAAAAATATGTTGATAAAGATTTGTTAAATAAATTTCAAATATGCACATCTATTCCAGGAAAAGTGCCACTAGATCCCAGTAAAATAAATATTCTTTG